TCCGATGACTCCCTTATGTTTGCCGTCTTGTACGACTGGATAATCTGAGTCTTTGTACTCTGAAGCCATTACTAATGTGTATCCTGATCTTAATTTACCAGAAATATTTTTAGTATCGTCAAAGCCAAAACTTTCAGCTCTTATCCATCTGTGTCGAAAACCATCCGGCGCAGGTGGTGCATCTAAAGATGAGGGTGGTGTCCATTGAACAGGTCGCTTTGTAGCTTCCCTTGTCTCGGACGCGCGTGAGTCTTTTTTAACTTCCTCTGTAACTTTTTTAGTTTCAGTTTTAGTTTTTTTCATATGCATTACTCCTCTACGTTTAATTGTTTAGCATATTCTTCAAGTGGCACATTCAGTTTTTTAGCAATTGCTACTTGTGACGATGTGAGTTTCACAGTTTTGCGACCAGTACCTCTTTTAACGTTTCGCGTAGCCGAAGCTACAGTTTGTGTA